TGATTATTGGTCGTGTTGTTGATGTTGTTACACCAACTCGTATTATTCGTGTGCAGGTTGATAGAAGACAGTATGTTGAGGTGGAAGTTGAGAACGTAGTTGAAATAGCACCAAACATTTACGAATTTTTTATTGATCGTAAATTTTTCGGTAATATTTCTGTTGGCGATAGAATGCGCTATGGTGATATCTTTGATGCAACTATTCTCGCCACAACATCTAGAGTTCAAGTTCAACAGAAGGGTAAACACTTCAAACTTGGTGAACTATATGAAGTTAAAAATGGTCAAGGAGCAGGATCTGTTCTAAAAGTTTCAGCAGTTGACCAAGTCGGTGCAATTACTGGATTTGAGTTCGTTAAATATGGTATTGGTTACACAAGTGATTTTACTGCGACGCTATTACCACGTGGTGGTGTTTCTGCAACATCTGCTGGGTCTACTGCTCTTACAATCGGTGGGGTTTCTCCAAACTTAACTGTTGATTTTAACGAAACAACCAATGGTTTCTTTGAACAAGGCACAATCAATAAAGCTGACTACGTTACTGATGCTCCAGGTGTTCCACTAGCATGGGATGGTACTTACTCTGGTGATACTCTTAGAGAGTTCTTCGTAGATAACAAATATACTATTCTAGATCCAGATGAACCAGCAATTATTAAAGTTAGTATTGGTCCACTGGCGAAGTATCCAGGATATTACACAAGTAATCTTGGCTTCTTGGATGACGCAATCTATATCCAAGATAGTAAATATTACCAAGCATTCTCTTATGTTATTAAAATTGACGAGAGACTAGATTCATATCGTTCATTTGTTAAATCACTGGTTCACCCAGCAGGTATGGCTTTATTCGGTGAGTATGATTTAAGAAATGAATTTGACTTAGGACTATCTCTTCAGTCTATGCTTCGTTTCTTGGTATTTACATATCAAGATCAGGTTCTTGCTTCTGATGCGATCTCTTCGAAAAACTTCGGAAAGGTAACCAGCGATTCTATCACTATTGGAGAGTTTGATGTTTATTCTATGAATAAACCATTGAACACTCACCTATTAAATGATAATTCTACACCTGATGATAATAGTGTAACAATGCAAGATACTTCTACCAGTTTAGTTACTGGTAAGACAGTTAATAGTAGTTTTTTAAATGATGGCGTTACCCTAGATGATAATACAGTAACCCCAACTGAAGCGATTTCTTCGAAAAACTTTGGAAAAACCGTCAACAGTTCTTTCCTAAACAACGGAGTTACATTAGATAATAACACTGTAACTCCAACAGACACTGTCTCTGAAAAGGCAATGTCTAAAGTTGTAAATAGCACTTACTTAAACGACGGAGTTACACTAGATGATAATACAGTAACTCCAACAGAATCTGCTGCACTACTCACAACTAAATATATGGATAGTGAAGGTAGTTATCCTCATTACTTGAATGATGATTCTACTCTGGATAGTGATGCAGCATCTGCCACAGATAGTGGAGGTAGTTTATGGTTGAGTCCTTACTCAGATCCATATCCTATTTCTAACTCATACTTTTTAAACGATAGTGGTAACTATACCACTGGCGAATCAGCCTTTACGGGATAATTAACAGGAGATCTCTATGAATCTACAAGAAAATCTAAAAATGAAAGGTGAACTGACTATTCAAGTTTTTGATCGTCAGGGTAATCTAAAAACAGCCACTAAAGTTCCTAACCTAGTTGTTACTGCAGGTAAAAACTACATTGCTTCTCGTATGGTTGGTACATCATCAACAGTTATGAATGGTATGGCTATCGGTACTGGTACTGGTACTCCAGCAGCTGGCGATACCACTCTTGGTACTGAAGCAGGTCGTGTGGCATTGGATACATTTACTGCATCTACAAACACTGTAACTGCAACTGCTACATTCCCAGCAGGTACTGGTACTGGTGCAATCACTGAAGCAGCTATTTTTAATAACTCATCTTCAGGTGGTACTATGCTTTGCCGTACTACTTTCCCAGTTGTTAACAAAGCAGCTGGTGACTCTATTGCTATCACTTGGACTGTTACAGTAAGTTAATTAGTTAAAGGCTAAAAGAAATGCCAGCTACATCTTCATTAATGAAGACCATCATGCATAATGCTATTGCAGATGGCATCTTCAACGAGATCTCGTCTCAATATGTTAGATACTACTATTATTTGGGTAGAACATTAACATGGGAGGATGAACTAACTCCACCATACCCTATTGATAGTTTTGCATATGAGTTACAATCTCGTGATGAAATTATTACAATGAAGGAAATTAAACCTACAGATGTAGCTTATGTAATTCCTCGTTATAACTGGACTTCTGGTACCATTTATGATCAATATGACGATCAATACTCAGAAGAAGTTCAGGGAGTTAATTTAGAGACTGGTGGTTTTGGATACGGTTCTGCTCCTAATGTTTATATTGGTTCATATGGAGCAGAACTTTGGACTCCAAGCGCAGCGCATACTTCAGGAACAATGATTTACTATGGTAATAATTATTACATTGTTACTGTGACTGGAGTTACTGATGCAACTACACCACCGACCCATACTTCTGGTACAGAAACAAATGGAACTGCTCCGCTACAATATGTCGAAATAGACAATGGTAACGGAACAGGGGCAACTGCCATAGCAACTGTTTTAGATGGATCAATTATTGATATCACTTTAACACATCGTGGAACAGGATATACTTCCGTTCCATCTTGTATTATTGCAGGTGGCGGTGGAGAATCAGCAATTGCTCACGCTGTTGTTAATATCTCTCCAAATGGTTTCCAAAAACTAGAAGATTCTTTATTCTATGTTGTAACAGATGAGTATAATGTATACAAGTGTTTGGATAATAATTTAAACTCTCAGTCTACAGTAAAACCAACAACTACCACTGTTGAACCAGTTACATTATCTGATGGGTATCTTTGGAAGTTTATGTATACAATTCCAATCGCCCTACGTAATAAGTTTTTAACTGACGACTACATGCCAGTTGTTACTGCTCTAAGAAATCAGTTTTATTCTAGCGGACAGTTACAAAATATTCGTATTGATGCTGCTGGTTCTGGATATACATCTGGTACAATCATTGTACAGGGTGATGGATATAACGATAGAGATCCAGTTTATAATTCTGTGGTAACAAAAATATCTGGTGGATCTGGTTATAGCGATCCATCAACAGTTTCTATTGACCCACCATTTACTGGTGTTGCAACTTGGCTACCAAGTCAGTTAGTTATTACTGGTCAGAAACTATCATACAACAATAACATCTATCAGGTAGAAATTTCTGGTACAACTGGTTTAGTTGGTCCAGTTCATAGAAACAATACTGTTTCTAATGGTACTGCTGCACTAAAGTATGTTGGAACTACTGCAACTGCCACAGCAAATGTTGTAGCTGGTGAAATTGATTCTCTAACTCTTTACGGAATGTTGAGAGAGATTCAAATGGTTGGTGGTGGAGAAGGATATACTTCTGTACCTACTATTACCATTGGAGAACAGTGGGAAGCAAATACTGCGTATAATCAAAATGATCAAGTTTATTATGGTTATAATCTTTATACAGTAACTGCTGCTGGTACAACTAGCACTACTCCACCATCTCATACCTCTGGTACAGTAACTGATGGAACTGCAGATTTGACATATGTTGGATCTCCTGCCAGCGCAGTCGCTGTTCTGGCTGTTACATCGGTAATTCGTTGTATTATTGAAGATCCAGGTATTGGTTATAACGCAGCACCAAATATTTACTTTGGTGTACAGTGGACACCATCTACTTCTGTAAGTATTGGCGATCAAATTTGGTATGGTAATAGACTGTATACTGTTACTGGTGCAGGAACTACTGATGCTTCTACTGCTCCAACTCATACTAGCGGATCTCAAGCAAATGGTTCTGCCACTTTAGATTACGCTGGATCTCCTGCAACTGCACTATCTTCTATTAAATATGGTGCTGGTTATTCAGATGCTCCAGTTATTACTATTGTTGGTGCTCCAGGAGTTGATGCTAATTTCGTTTTCACTCCAGAATCATCTGCTGCTAAACTAATTCCAATTTTTGAAGATGGTCAATTAAGAAATGTTCAGATTGACGATCCAGGTGTTGGTTATACATACGCTAACTTAACAGTAACTGGTGATGGTACTGGCGCAGAAATTTCTGCAGATTTATCTCCAGGTGATGTTAATACACTA